AACCAGCGTAAAGAACAGCAACAAGATACCGCCCACGATCAACTTGCCGCTGAAATTAGACGATCCAATTTTAACAGCCACAAATTCATTGCCCAAAATACGCAAGATCAGTTCAAAGCTGTTATTGCCAATATCTGCGCTTATGATCTTTTTCTTTTCATCAGTCATTTGCAATCGCCCTCATCCGATCAATTAACCGGCCAGCGCGGTTTGGCACTTGCCTTGCCCATTTACTGTCGGCCATCTGCGTTGCAGCTTCATCATAGTCATAATTAGCTATGGCTGCACGACACTTGACAAAGCGACCAAGGCGGCTGCGACCTAGGTTGAACGCCATATTTGCCAAGATTAGCTGACATTCTTCCGGCAGATCATTCCAGTTTTCAAACAATGCGTGACAATCTTCAACTGTAACAGCGATATCAAGCGCGAATAACTGGCGACAGCGTTCCGGTGTGATCTGCGTGCCGACTGGTCTGCCAAATTCGGGATCGTTTTCGGTTATCAAATGACCTATGCCCGTTGAGCAAAGTCCAAGATGATCAAGGTATATATCCAGCCGCACGCCCTCATCGCTGGCAATTTCTTCACGCAATTGATCCATATTCATCGTCTCATCTCCAAAACAACAGACAACGTTTTATCCCAACTATCGCGTTCCGCATCCTCTGTGAAGCGCGTTGGAGATAACCTGACACTGTAATTCCGAACTGACGTAACCGGTAAGAACAAGCACCGTCTGGCATTGGGTGAAACAAGGCACAAAACATCATAATCGTCTTTCGTTGGCAAATGTTTGTTTTTAGAACCGTGACCCATTTGGAAATGGTGACGCGGAGGTCTACCAATTTGAGAACCCAAAAGACTCGCAGTCTTAATCTGACATCTGACGAAATTCTGGTTAAAGAACGCCAAGATGTCAATCCGATCCATCGGGCAATGCGTTGCTTTCCATCCCATAGCCGTAATCGCAGCCAATGCAATATATTCACCCTCCAAGCCCTTTAATGTTTCAGACATATATCACGTTTGCCGTTGCTGCCATTACGCCAATAAATAGCCCAATGATAACCACAATAAGCCCAACAACAATAGCCCCAACTTTGAAGTTTTCAAACATCTCTTGCTGGCGTTCGCGTTCAATTTTGCGCTGTCTTGCACGCGCTTCTTTGGCTTGCTGGATGCGCTTTTGCCGTTCTGCCAGTATACCAGCCCAAGTGCCGTGACCAAAACGAAAGTCAACCATTCGCGCAACTTCGGCAACCTGTTCCGCTGCCAATCTTGCATCAATCATTTCTTTAGCAACAGACTGCACGCCAAATTGATCAGCCAGACCCATACCGGTCTTTTTGTTATTGGCCTCTTGCACTTGCTTTTGACCGGTAAACATCGCATCAATCTGACCAGCGATTTGCCCGATATCTTGTGCGGTGGATATGTTGCTTTTTATGAAATCAACGCTACTTTTAAGAAGCGCGATACCCGTCAAAACGGTCGAAACTGGTTCCATTGGTAAGCTGCCCCTCTTTCAAAGGCTGACAACGCCACTTCATCGGCGTCAAGTTAGCAATGCTCCCAATATCTTTAGACATAATTATAGCGCGGCGGCGGCATTCTTCCCGCGTTTCGCTGTAAATAACACTGTGAAATTCTGTGCAGTCAGTCGGTGCGCCAATGACGCAAGCCAGAACGATTGCTTTAAACATCGTCTTTTCGGCCAGTTAAAAACTTGACGGTTTCGGTTTCCCACAACCTAACACAGACCCAAGCCAAACTTAGCAAGGCGGTGGCTTCCGGCACAATATCCATCATTGCAGTGACAGTGACGCTGCCAGCGGCAACATCAACAACGACCTTTGTTTCTTCGTTCATTAGCTTGCCTCTAATGCTGTAATTCGGGCTTCTAATTCCAAGATGGTCTTACAAAGCAATGGCACGATTTTGGCTTGGTCTATGCCTTGCATAACAGGCTCAGTATGGCTTGCAGCCCAAGTGCTATCAGAAGGATAAAGAGCATTAACAGTGTTACCATCGTCATCTGTTGTCGCCAACTTGCCAGCAGTCCAATCAGCTTCATCTATACCTCTATGAAGAATTACGCCTTCTGATGATAGGATTACGTTTTCAACATCCCTCGTTTCATCTTTTGTTCCGGTAACAGCTTCTGGCACAACCGCTTGCGCTTCGTGTGCTAAAAACCCGTCCACAAAAACAGCGTCATCGCCATCAACAATCCATTTGAAACGTGCGGGTTTTAATTGCTTCAGGCGTGTCGTGGCATCCCAGTCATATGTTACTGCGGTTTTTAAACGATAGTCAGATGATGTGTTGTAGGCTGTAGCTGATGCACTTGTTGTAATAGTTCCAACACCACCACCAGTCCGCTGAAAAACAACAGCATTTTGACTAGAAGTGCTATCTGTGCTGGAAAGATAGAGTATAGGAAACCCACCGCTTATGTTTGTCGATTGCAATGTCAAAGCGTTACCATTGCCGGAATTTTTAATTGTAACCTTTTCAGAAGACGCCGTATTAAAGACGTTGGTAGTATTGCCAATTCTTACCCCGCCAGTGCTGTCAATTCGCATACGTTCTGAAGGCTGCGTGTTTGTGTTAACAGACCTTGTTCCAAATACTAAATCGCCGTAACCGTTTGCGCCTTGATTTGTAGAAACATAACCAATATAAGCTGATGCGTTTGATGCGGCTGTGTAGCCAAACGAAATCTGTGAATACGCACCTATATTTGTTGGATTTGCAATAGCTATTGCGGAAGAAGCCCACTGTCCTGCACCAGTTACATTTCCTTTATTTACAGTTAAAAGAGAAACAGGTGACGTATCGGCAATGCCCACGTTGCCGCTGCTGTCGATACGCATACGTTCTGCTATAGTTGGTGAACCAGAACCAGTGCTAGTGCCAGTTGTGAATGTAAGTGCGGTACTATCTCCATTGGTATCGTAAACGCCAGAAATTCTTGCTTGAACACCTGTTGAACCAGTGCTTGTATCGCCAGAATAAAAGTCAATTTTACCTAGATTGTCACCTGACGAACCAGTTGCATCTGAAGTTGATAGCGTCAATACGCCGCCAGTTGAAGATTCCACTGATAAATCTGACAGAGGGCTTGCAGTACCAATGCCCACGCGATTATTCGTGCTGTCAACGTGAAACGTGGTTGTGTCAATTGTGAGGTCGCCAGCAATTGTCACATCGCCGCTTAACCCTGCGGTATCAGTAGACTGATCAACATCGAACAGATCAATCCAAGCATCGTTGTCTGCATTGCGCTGCTTCAGCTTGTTGGCTGTTGTGTCATACCAAAGCTGATGTGCATATGTTGTTGAAGGGGCTGACGACCCTGCGTTTGTGCTGGCAACCGCCGCAAGCGCATTATTTATATCTGTGCGCGTTGCTGGAAAAGTCTGATTTTCAATTACATAATCGTGCTGTGACATTTAAAACCCCGTTGCAACGTAATCAAATAACCGATCCACCGCTGCGTTGCTGCTATTGTAAAACGTGATCGTGAACCCAGATGCCGATTTGCTAGTTATACCATAGTAATCGCCAGATTGCATATCCCCAACAGAAACTGACACTGCACGCAATTGTTTAAAGGCACTGCCAAATGTGATCGCCTTCGCGCCAGCACCGCTTTGAATGTCATTGTCGCTTTCTGTGCGCGTTGGCATTTTGATTTCAGCGGTCAATTCTGAAATGGCTGGCGTTTCTTGGCTGTCAGTGCTGGTTAAATTAATCTTAAACCGAAACGCCCTTGCAGTATAAGTGCCAACAACAAATTGCCGATAAGCTGTCCACGATGGCGAACCAGCCGGATTATCTTGCGTTGTGCTAACGAACAGATCAACGTCAGTTGCACCGCTTGCTGGTGTGCCGGTATGCTGCGAAAACTGCGTAAATTTTAAGGTTGCATCGGCTTGCGCTGTAAAGACTTGTCCAAGATCAATATAATTTGCAAAATCATATGTGCCGGACGATGCCACGAAACCAGTGCCGCCACCGAACAGACCGGTCGCACTGTCAAAATTGCCAGCAACGCTATCAAATAAGTTAGTCGTATCGAGACGCAACGTATCGTCAACAACCACGCAAGTGGTTTTTGTGCCTGTGAAATCGGTATGTTCTGACAGGCTGTTTGCTAGATTTAATCCGCTAACATCATCAACCAGAACCACGCTGCTTGCTGCATTTGCGCTTTGCCCACCAAACTTGTTTACCGCTTTCAAAAAATATGTGCCGGTTTTTGCCGGTGTCATTACTGTGTTTGTTGGTCTTGGCACTTTTTTCACAACGGTTTGCGCGTTGTTAAATGTTGCGCCACTGGTCAAAGGCGAATGCCGGATAACGTAATGCGACAAATCTTGATCAATTGATGCTGTCCAGCTTAAATCTGCATTCGATCCCACCACATTCACGCTGAAATTTGTTACATCAGACGCCGCCGCAGCTTGCCCGACAATTGTATGCGTGCTGGTTGCAAAGTCGGATTTGATGCCCAGCGCGTTTATAGACCTTGCGCGAATGTCATATGTGCCGCCAGCCTTTACGTTGGTTAGCGTAAACCGTTGCCCCGAACCAATGCCAAGCGATTTATAAATTGTCTCAGTTGATAACTTTGCTTCAACCTCAAACTGCCTTGCATAAACAGACGTTGACGCAACATCCACAACTAGAACCGAAATCGCTTGCTGATTGAACAATTCAAGCGTGTCAGATGGCGTGATGGTTGGTGCCGGAATAGTGAACGGGTCTGGCAAGGTCGTGTTATCTTGTGCAAAATCCGCTTCTTCAGCATTCCAGTCATAGACTGTGCTGCTTGTTTCAGCTAGTTCACAATCGACCGTAACTTCATCGGCTCCAAAGTTTAATTTCCAGCTTACAATTTCAAACACTTTTTGCGTAAAGCCCAATCGCGCATTTGTGATCATTACAGTGTCACCGACTTCAAACTGAAAAGCACTCATTTTGAATTTTGCACGCAAGCTGATTTCTTGCCGATTTTTATATAGGATTTGCTTTGCAATACGCTGTGCGCGTGCAGCATTGTCGGTAAATGGCAAATCAAGGTTTAAATAACGGCGTTCGTTATTATCTTCACTTTGGAAAGTGCTGCTTGTGATCTCAGGATAGTCTGTGCCTTGATAATCGCTTGCTGGGCTAATAAACTGCCCTTTAATTGCGTTAAAGCTGTCACGCGCAGTCACAGCGGTTGTAACAGTCAAGCCAGACGCAAAATCATCTTCATCAAGCGTAACTGTCGGCGTGACATACGCGCCAGCACGCAACGACCATTTGCCGTTGCTATAATAAAGCGATCCATTTAACGCGGTCAGCATTTGTTCAAGGTTGCTTCGGGGCGTGTTCTGCGTATCAACAACGCCGTTGAACGTGTAACGTTCTTGCGTACCGCCGCCAGCCAAGGCAACGCTTTCTTCGCAGATATTAGCCGCTGCAATAAAGCTGGCATCATCAATTTCTGCCGCTGTTGCACCTAATCCATAAGTCGTATCAGTCAAATAATCTCTTATGACCAAAGCTGGGTTGTCGCTCCAAGCTGTGCTTGTTGTGCGCGGATCGTATATCTTGCGGCCTTTGACGATCGCGCTAATGTTTGGCAATCCTTGTTCAAAAGCATTTTGATTAAATTGAAGCCTTACATACATATAACCTTGGTCTGTAAGCTTGTGATTGCTTGTCCAATTTGTTTGTGCAAGCAATGTTGCAGGAATATTTGCAGCACTGCCGACAGTAACAGGCGCAATAAAAACACGTTGGTTACCATATTTTGACGGGCTGGTAACATTGTTTCCGCTTAGTGTCAAAGCCTCATCATTGAAATATATCGTGGTGAAACTTTCTAGTTCGTGCGCCGACAAGACAATAACCAAATGCAAATATTGATCATTGCCGCTAGTTTCCATCCAAATAAAAGTGCCGCCAACGCGGGTTTCACCATAAATCAATTTGCGCGTGGCATTCGATGCCCTTGCAGTCACAGTTTTTGACTGACCGCCCGAACCGCCCACACCGCCACCGCCGCCGCCGTTACCGCCGCCGCCGATGCTTCTAAGACTAGGTCTGGGCGCAAGGGCTTGTGATGCAGCGGTTAGTGCTAAATTGACGACAAATGTTTTGGCAATAAAAGCAGCGGTAATCGCTGCCCCAGTGACATACGCTGTTGCTGTAGTAGCAAATGTTGCAACTATGGCTGGGATTACCGCTGCGGCCATATTATTAAACCTTCCACGCTTTCTTTGCCGCACTTAACGGCAGAAAAACTAAACCATCTTGACCCATTGCGGCAACTTTATCACCGACCACCAATGATAGCGCATCACCGGTTGGCGTGTCTATCAGTGCAACATCGCCGCGCTGTGCTTTTGACGGGTTTATTTCGCGCAACCTAGCCCCGACACTGGCTGCAAGATCGCCCACGCCCATTTTTACTAGAAACCTAGCAAAGCCATTCTGTGACGAATATTGGCCGATCCAATCGTCAAATCGTGAAGCCCCGCACATAACTTTTTCTGCATACAAACAGAAATGACCGCAATCACTTTTGCCCCATTCAAACTTTTTGTGCCGCCATTCTTCGATATGATCGTTTAAGCGTGTCGGCCAATCTACTACCCGCCCCATTTTATTGTCTTATCTTGCAATGAATTGATAAACTCAAAACCTTTATCTGTGGCATCAAGCCCTTTTTGATCTTCGCTAGTCCAGCGGCGCAATCGTGGCCTTTCGAGATCAATTAATCGGCTTTCGGCAGTCATCGAAATTGTGCAAGTATCGCCTTCTTCAGAAATAGTCATCACATCCATCCGGCCAGAAAATACTTTGTAACTGCTAACCGTGCCAGTAGTAATTGCGCCAACGTATACATTCGCAATGCGATACTGATAATTTTCTGTCAGTGCCAATGACAAAATGCTTGAAGAAACACCTGTCAGCAACATTGACACACCTTTTGCACCAATTTCCGCGCTTTCTTCAACGGATGACACATTAATCAATGAACCGCCGCCTGTGTATGTTTCGCCGCCTATGGTCAAATCGCCGTAACCATTCCACAAGCGTAATGCACCGCTATCAAGCAAAAGTTCCACCGCCAAAAAACCAGCAAAGGTATCGGTCGCAAATTCGGATGGTACACCGCTGCGGCTCATAGTGCTTCAACCGCTGCAAAACTAATTGAATAAAAACCGGCGTTGTTAATTGTCCAAACTGCTTCATTGCTAGCCAGCCGGAAAACACCCTTGGCGTTGCTGACCGCAACTGTTGCCCCGTCTGCCGGTGATGAACGCAGATCAGGCCACAAGTTCAAGGTCGCTTCGCCGCTGCTATTGCTGGTAACATCTTCAAGCACTTTGTAAAGCCGCGCCGTTGCTGCACTGCCAAGCTGGATATAATCACCGGCCATCAGATACCCAACCGCCGATGCTGGTAAACCGTCAATGTTTAATTCGTTGCCAGTTTGACTTGCGCCATTAACAACCGGCGTGCCAGCCGCAGATGCCGCAGTTCCGCGTGGCGTTGCGCCGTTTGGATCGCCAACCAGAAACGTGCCGAACTGACCGCGCAGCCGCAAAAGAAAGCTGTTCCAATATTCGCTATCTTCACGCTTAACAGGCGGGATGCGGATCATTGTTGACCATCTTGCGCCAGCGTGCCGAACCGTTTGCTGTGACAGCGTAAACGGGCTTTCTGAAATAGATACAACATCAGTCGCACTAAATTCAACGCTTGCAACGCCGGTTTTTGTCGGAAATGTAAGTGGATACGTTTCAGCCATAACTATCCCCCAAATGCACTAGCGAATGAACCGCCGCGCCGCCTTGCTTCAAACACCGCAGACTTTGATGCTTCTTGTATCTGCGGCAACATTCCCATAACTTCAGCACGCACTGTTTGCGATACACCAGCCGACAAATTGATGGTCTGATGAACAGTAACACCGCCGCCGATTTTATCATTTGGCACAATAGTTCCCGCGCTATCCGGCACAAATAATTCTGCACCTTTTTCACCAACGACCGAAACCTTGTTTCGTGGTGGTCTGCCACCATCTGCAAAACACCCGCCAATGAAGCTGCCAATGCTGCTAAAAATGTTACCGCCAGTAGCCCCGCCGCCCATACCAGCCGCAAGTGGGCCGGTGATGTTTTTCTGGATGTTAATGCGGATCAAATCGCTAATGATTGACCGCGCCATTGACTTGAACGCATCTTTTGCGCTGGCTGTTCCCATAGTCACATCAACAAGCGCATCTTCCAGCGACTTGATGCCACGAACCGCTGCGCTTTCCATATTCCTTTGAAGGTCTTTTGCCGCGTCAGCCAAGTCAATTAGCTGCTTGCGATA